AAAACTCTTTGCTGAAGTGAGCTTTGGCGTATGCTGAGAGATAGGCATTGAAAGCGTAGCTGACTGCATGAGATTTATTGAAGCTATATCGTTGCGACTTTTCAATCCAACTAAATATTTCTTCGGCCTGCTCTTTAGTTACAATGCCTTTCTCCTCTGCTTTTTGCAGAAATGAGGTCTTTACCTGAGCCATGACATCGGTTTTCTTTTTGCCAATAGCCTTCCGAAGGATGTCAGCCTCTTGCAGATTGAAACCAGCTATCTCCTGTGCAATCTGCATACTCTGTTCTTGATACACAAGAATTCCAAAGGTCTCCTTTAGAGACTGCTCCAAAGCAGGATGGAAGTATTCTACAGATTCACGACCATGCTTTCTGTCAATGTAGTGGTTGGTAAGACTTTTCCCCTCTACGATAGCTTCCATACATCCGGGTCTCATAATTGATATGAGTCCAGCAAGCTCCTCTATGTTTCTGGGGCGCGTCTTTTTTGCCAAACTTTGGCCAAGCCTACTCTCAAGCTGGAAACAACCCTTAGTATTTCCGCTGCTAATTAAATCCCAAGTCCTTTCACAGTCCAAAGGAATCTCTCCAATATCAGGTCTAAACAGAGTTTTCCTGATTTCTTGCCTAGCATCGTCTGAATTTTCAGAGCTTGTCTTAAATTCACAGCCACAGGCAAAAGTCAAAGTAGCCATTATTCTTCTCCAGAAAAGGAGTCTCTAAATCTAACATTTTTAGCAGTTCTTCGGTACAGACGCAAGAACCTACACAATAAATTAGCAGTATCCTTTACATCTTTAAGTGCGTCATGGGCGTTTGCAGTGCTCATCCCTAGATAATCTCTCATATTATCCATACTAAAGCTCGTAACGTCCCTAGAGTTCTCAAACCAAGGAAACATCCAGTGCATCAAGTCTAGCTTGTCTCGCGGATGAAAAATTTCTTTTCCAGAGGTGTGTTGCTGACACATCCTATTTACGATATGCAAATCAAAACCAAGTATATTATACCCGCAGGCCAGAGGAGCTGAAAACTTTGTTTTGGTTTTGCCGGTCTTGTGAAATTTTTGTAGGAATCCGACGAAGTTAGACCATACATCTTTTTGGCTCGGTGCATTTCTCCAAGACTCCAATATCTCGTCAGTAGAGCAGTCTCTGATATTAGCGTGCCATTCTATGGTCGCCCTATTCCTATCTACATAGTCATCGGAATCTATGTCTACGGGACGCATGAAAGAATTGAACTCTGCGTTCTTTATTATTTCTAGCTTTCTAGGGTCAACAATTACAGCAGCAAGCTGTACCGGATTTACCTTATGTGGGTCTCTGCCATCTGTCTCGAAGTCAAAGACACAAATCTTATTATAGTTCATAATTAGTTCTCGCTAGTACCTAGTTTCTTAAGAATATTGCGAATCTTTAGTTCTAAGCCAGACTTTTGTGTCCTAACTCTTTCAAGTTCGTGCATCAAAAGTTGCTCTCTAAGTTTGTTTGTATAATCTTTAAATGCCATCGCTCCATGTTGGTACGAATGAAGCTCTTTCTTAAGCTCTGCTATTTTCTTTGATGCCATATATATTGCATCTACGTCTCTGTCTGCGCCGCTAAGCAGGTCGTCTATAAAATCAGGCAACCACTTATCAATAGCTTGGCTTACATGTTCTGGTTCAAACATTGCTAAGGCCAACCGCCTTAGAGATACACTCCAAAGAGATGTCCATTTTGTCCCTGCCCGTCTGCATCAAATAAGACGGGTGGTAACAAGGCACTATTAACGAGTCCATATAATCAACAGAGTGGGCTTCACCTATATAGTCACCAAGTTTAAATGTTTTTTTCAATTTTAGCATGAGCCCTGTAGGAACTTTTCCAAACGTCAAAATTACTTTTGGTTTAAGCTCTTTGATTTCTGACCATAGCCAGCCTTTACAAGAATCTATCTCTTCTTTCTTTGGCGCTCTGTTTTTCTTGCCGACAACAGGCCTGCACTTAACAACATTGGTTATATAAACATCTTCTCTAGAAACACCACATTGAGAAAGCATTTTTGTCAGCAGTTCTCCACATCTACCAACAAAAGGCTCTCCTAACAAATCTTCATCTGCTCCGGGAGCTTCTCCCAGCAGCATTAAGTCGTTCTTGTTGCCTTTACCCCATACAACTTGATTCCTCGTCTCGCATAAACCACAGCCTCTACAGTCTTTCCAATCCTCAGACTTCATTCTATGTCTCCATTTTCCAAAATTTCTTGAACGCCCATAATCTTATCTAACATGGCAATTCCTAAAACGTCAAACTTTATCATACCAATATCCTCCATATCTTGCATCTCAAGACCTCCGACAAGCCGTCTAGCTTTTGTATCTAGAACCATAGGGCATATCTCGTTAAGAGGAGAGGGTGAAATTACGACACCAGCAGCGTGTTTACTTTGAGCCCTTTTTGTACCCTCAAGCCTAATAGCCTGCTCGAATCTTTTGGAAAGCCTGCCTTGCATGTTTCCCTCGTCGTCAATATAACACCACTCTCTTAACTCGTCTGGCTTATGTTCAAGAGCCCAGCGTATGACTGAGGACTCACCTGTCTCTTCCATCATTTCCTGAAGGTCTTCCGCAACAGCCGCCTTGTCAGGTATGTGCTGGGTAATCATATTCATTTCATTAAAAGAGATACCACCATAAGCCCTTAGCACGTCTTTTATTGCTCCTCTACCCATCATTGTTTGGAACGTTATCATTTGCCCAACTTTTTCTTCTCCGTATCTCTCCTTGATGTAATCAATAATTTCGTCTCTTTTGGAAACAGGAACATCAATGTCGATATCAGGCATAGAAACTCTTCCTCCGGTGTTTCTTCCTGCGTTATAGAACCTCTCAAAAATTAATGAGTATTTTATTGGGTCAATTGATGTAATTCCAATTAGGTAAGAAACCAAACAGCCAGCAGCAGAACCTCTGCCCGGACCGGGTAACCAGCCATTGTCTCTGACAAAGTTGACTATATCTCTAACTATCAAGAAATAGCTTGACAAGCCAGCTCCCTGCAAGACTTTAAGCTCATGCTTTACTCTTTCTGCATACTCTTGGTGCCTTGATTTGTCCACCACACCTCTTATCTTTTCAGCCCAGCCATCTCTGCATAGTTGTCTAAGATGTTCATCTGGGCCTAGCTCACAACTGTAAGGAGGTAGGATTGGTTCCCGAAGTATCTCATAGTCCTCACACATGTCAGATATCAAAATTGTATTTTCAATTTCATCCTTAGTGTGAATCTCTTTCATCTCTTCAAAAGACGGTATATGGTACTTGTCCGACCTGAAGAATGTTGACAGAGGCACCTTTTCGCCATCTATCATTTTCTTTTTTATTGTGGGTAGAGTTGTCTCTAACATACTGCATAGCAACACCCTTTGGTCTTCTGCGTCTTCAGATGTAGTGTAATGCGCATCCGGCGTTGCCACTTTAGGTATTCCTGTCTTTTTTGATACGTATCTAAGAGCCTTTGCAACAACCATTTGTGCTGGTGTGACATCCTTGTCAATCAGCTGTATTTCAATGAAGAAATTTCCTTCTCCAAATATTTCCTGATATTTTAAAGCTAGAGACTTGGTATTCTCAAGCCAGTTGTCATCAACTAAAGATTCGGCTTCTTCGTAGGTCTTAGCATTGTACGCATCTGAAGCCATCTCACCAAAAACTACCTCAGCTAAATCTGAACCTAGATGGCCGCTAAAAGCAACTAGATTTCCATCACAGAATTTTGACAGCTGTTCTAGACTAAGTCTTGGTTTTCTGTAGAAGTTTTCATCTTTGTTTGACTCTGACGTTATCTTTATAAGCTGCCTCCAGCCATCAATGTTTTTGGCCAGTACAACTAGATGATTTAGCTTTGAGTTTTCTTTATTTCTTACAGACGCACATTGCTTAGATATGTAAAGCTCACAGCCAAGTATTGGCTTAAGACCTTTCTTCCTCATGGCTTTTACAAATGATACGCTACCAGATATATTTCCATGGTCAGTGATAGCAGCGCCAGACAAACCTAGAGACTGAATTCTCTCCGCTATCTGCTCGGGTTTGCTAAGACCGTCTAGCAGACTGAAATGTGTGTGGCAATGTAAAGGAAAATACATTATTCTCTAAACCTCTTAAACCAATCTGAGACTAAGTCTTGCCTTTCAGCGTTGACAGAGTCTACTAAAAAAATCAAATCTTCAAGAACTCTTATGTTGAAGTCTATAGCTTGCAGGTATGTTTCCTTATCAACATACTGAGTCTTCTGCGCAATAACTTTATCTCTGAGTTTTAAAATGTCTTGGTAGTGTTGTTTTATATTTGACTTCATTCTAAAGAACCGGGAGCTTTATATTTGGCTACGTTATGACCCTCTGCCATATATTCTTCGGTAACCTTTTCGATACCTTTTCTTTCTATTTCGTATTTAATTTGTTCACATTTCGTCATGTACTCGCCATAGCTTGTTCTTTGCCCATGACGGTGTTCGATGATAGGGTGTATATTTGTGCCCTCAAAAGTGCTTTTTCCTTGATGACAAAAGCTTTTGCATTTCCAGCTCTTTTTTAGTAGCGGTATGTGTGTAGACTTTATTTTCTCAAATTTATTTTTGAGCATCTTCTTAGTCTTAGGAATATCTTTTTCAGAAAAATACATGGAGAATGCACCTCCATCATTTATGAAATTTATTGTTACCATTATCTGCTTTGCTTCTGGGTACAATTTGGTGGCAGCGTAGTGATAAATTCTAAGTTGTGGGTCATTTTGGAGCTTGGCGTAAGTTTTTTCCTGACCTGTCGCCCAATCAAGCCTCCTGCCCGTCTTCCAGTCTACAATCTCATAGAAACCTTCGTCAACCTTAGTAATCAGGTCTATGGTTCCCTTCATTGCAAGCTTGCCGGTAACCCTCTCTCCGTTAAGCATATAGTCATACTTAGCCCACTCTTCATCAATCTCAAAATCAAAATGAGGCTCTGCGTCTACAACGTCCCTATTTCTTGGGTCGAACATCCCATCATTCATCTCAAGAGTCTTGTACACCCACTTTGAGCAGTCATTAAAGTCTCTTTGCTTCCAGTCGTGCTGAGGATTGCCTTCGGAGTAGTATTTGTACACCTGTTCAGTTATCTTGTCTATATCATAAGAGGATGCTGAGACCTTGCCTACAACATCGTCATCAAAGTGCTTTAGGCCGTCTTGCTCAGCCTTTTTTGCCAGACACATTATTTCTAGGACTTTATGGACTATGGTGCCTTTGTCAGCCTTTAGTCCTCCTTTGCCCCTCCACCCTAGTACATATTCGCAAAAATACTGCTGAGGACACATGCTGTGGCAGTTGAAACTAGACGACCTAAAATATGTAATAATTATTGTTCTAATCCTTGCGATATTGAAAGCTCAAGCCAGCCCCAATCTTTAAGTAGGCTGTACAAAATTTTATTTTGCTCTCCAACTGAAATGCTTTCATTTTCTATAATGGCATCAAAATTTGACCAATCATAATTATCTTTATCTAATGCAACTTCGCTGCTATGAGCATCCTTATTATCGGAGTTTCGAGACAGTCTTATGACTTTGCCTCCTGCTTTCTTAATCGCCTCAACTTCATTAGGAAATCTGCAGTCTGTTATTATAGCCATATGAGAAGATTCTTGCTTTATCTTTCTAATAGTTGCATCTGCCCACACATTCGGATATATTTTTCTAAAGAAATCTGTACCCACGTACTGCATTAGCTCTCTGGCTGTTGTCTTATCAGTTTTATTTTTATCATTTTCAAACGGCATCAAACCCCATTCGATGTGTGTTTCTGTATTCTTCTCTTCATCAGTACCATAGCACTGTTCTCTAGTTAGGCCTAGTATATCCATACAAACATTCTTCTTAAGAAGGTCTGCGAAAGAGTAAAGCTTCACAAAGTAATCTAAATGCTCCGCTAGAAAATCTCTTACAGGTTTCCTTGAGGACATTATGTCAAGGATACCTTCTTTACTTTCGTCTCCAAATATATCTGATATAACTAGCTCTCCTGAGTCAGATATGCTGAAGTTTCTCGTTATCCCCAAAGAAATCATTTCCCATCCAAAAATGACATTTGCACATGTATTTTTGCCGCTTTGCTTTCTTCCGGAAAATCCTATTATTTTTTGTTGCATGTTAAACCCTCAAGCTTTTTTCAGCCAAGTCAAGTATAGGTTTTATTTCGGATGTAATGCTGTCTGTGGCCATGTCTCCAACATCATTATCAGCTATATTGGGGAAGTAAAGCCTGTAAGTTTTAGAGCATTGCTTATATATACTTTCAGAACCTATTTTACCAGCTTCATCGTTATCTGTCAACACAATCAGAGACATTGCCCCAACCATATCTAGCAAATCTTTCTGTCCCTCACTGAGATAAGTTCCAAACATGGCGACTGAGTTGTTTATTCCAGCTTCTTCTAATCTCCAAACATCTCCCGGCCCCTCAACTAAAATAGCAATCCCAGTTTTGGCTATCTCTTTTTTGGCGTGCCAGTAGTTATAAAGATATTTTCCAGCATCAAAGTTTTCACTATGAACCCACTTAGGCTTCGTCTCTTCATTGGTGGCTCTAGCTGAGAAGCCTACCATGTGTGAATATTCATCATCATAAACAGGAACGACGACTCTGTTATAGGCTTTTGAGCCTGCTTTTGTAGAGAGCCCAACGTCATACTTATCAAGAACCTCTGAGCTGAAGCCTCTGTCAACGTAGTATTTGGCAGGTATGGATAAAGCGTCTCTAATGCGCTGCCTTGTTATAACCTTACCTCTTTTCTCTCTTTTATTATCGGTAAAAGCTACATTTATTCTTGACTGAAACTTTCTTTTTTCTATGGCTTGATAGTCAATATCAAGCTTATCGTAGTCCTGCTTTGAAAAAGCCAGTAAAAACTTGACAGTCTCCTGAAAACCAGCACATTTGTCTCCCGGACTCTCCCATCCATACTTATTGTGAGAAAGCACACCTCTGACAAAGCCTGTGAGGGTTGGCCTAAAAAACTTTTCACACTGGTGCGTATTACAAACCCAATGGCCAGCTCTGGTATGTCCTGTTAGATACATATTCAAAGCTGTTGGATTGTCTCCGCCATGAATTGGGCACGCCATATCTATACGACCATACCGCTTTTGATAAGATTCTATTCCGAGTGTCTCTAGGAGCGACTCGATATCTTCCAAGACTATGTTTTCGATTTGAACAATTTTTTCCTGCTCAAACCTATCAGGAGAATGGGACTTCGTCTTCTTCATCTTCAACTATAAAACCTTCGTCGCTTTCTTCTCTAGAATTTCTCAACTCAGAGGACGTTTTGCCCTCCACAATTTTACCACAGTAGCCCTTCATGTGCATGTTTATGTAGTCTCCGTCATCAAGGCCTCCACCATGCCTAGAAACAATTGGCACCAGCTTTCTATTGCCATTGCCTATGCCATCTTCAGCTATCTCTTCGTCAGACTTTCTCTTAAATATCGTGAAGTTGCTACACAGCCAAACAATTCTGTCTGAGCCACTAGCCGCATCTGTTGACTCTCTACTTATGCCGTCCCTATTGAGCTGTATGAAGGACAGAACAGGCACTTTATACTTTAGCGCAAAGTTATGAAGTCCTGTCATCATAAAGCCTAAGACTTGAAACTCTGCTAACGAGTTGCTAATTGAGTCAGAGGTCATCAATTTAAGGTAATCATAGATAATTACACACTCTTTTGCGGTCCCATCATCGTTCATACCAACTTCTTTGGCTAGCCATCTTCTTATGACAGATAGTTGCTCTTCAAACGCCATACCTCCTATTGATTTGTGGTAGTAAGGCATGTCGGTCAACTTCTCAGCGGCTTTGTAAACTTTGTCTTTCTTGTCTGCGCTTTCTGAAAAAGCACCTGTTTCGATGTCGTTTATCGCAACCTCACTTAACATCGCCAAAGACCTATGTTTATGGTCGTCTGCTGTCATTTCTGTGTCCAAGTTTAGCACAGGAATGTTTAACTCAGAAGCAATGTGCATACCGATGTTGTCTGACAGGAGAGTCTTACCGGTCTTAGGTCTAGCACCGATTATATTTACGGTGCCTCTACGCAGGCCTCCTCCTATGGCTTGGTCATAGACAGGGTAGCCAGTCGATATACCCATAGTTTGACAAGGATTTTCTTCAAGGTACTTGACATAGTCTTCAATGCCAGTACCCAGCAACTCTGGAGAGTCGTTACCGTCACCAAGCAAGCTACTGAAATCAAAAATTGCATCTTCAGCGATGCCAAATATACTTGATATTGTCTCATCGCCATTCAAAGAAGATATCTTGCTTCTAGCTGACTCAAGCTGTGAATCTAATAGCCTAGCGACCTCCAGCTTCCTTATCTTTGCTGCAAACCTTCTGACATTTTCAACATCAACAGGGAACTTAGTGACAGCCGTCAGGTGTTTTACCTCGTCTCTGTTGTCAAAGAAATGGCTGAGCCCAAGCTCTGATGCAGCAGACCAGATACTTGGAATATCTATTGATTTTACATCAGATTCTAGCAGATGTTTCAAGCATTTATAGATAACTGCATTTGAGTCAACTGTAAATGTTTTCTCTGTAATGATGTCAGATACGTCAAAGTAGGCATCGTTACCAAAATTAAACACCCCAGAAAGAACAGCTCTTTCTGCGGATGGGTCAGACAATTTAATTTCTTCCATTACCTACGGCCTCCTCTTGTTTGGCAAGCATTACAGGTATACCTGCCTGAGTCTGTTATCATGATTGGAGAAACGCTATCAACATTACCACAAGAAGAGCATGAAGCCTGTACAAGATTTGGTTTTCTTCCTCTTTTTGTTGGAGGCGCAACATTAAGGATTTTGTCTATCTCTGTATCATCTTTGTGCTCGTGCATTGCATCCATTGACTCAAACAAATTTACACGAGAGTCAGCCTCTGTATCTGAACTGCGGCGCTGACGAGCAGAAGAACTTTGCTGTATTTCATGAACAAAGCTTTCGCCCTCAATATTTTTCTTGGGCTTAACACCTCTTTTATTAGCTAGCTTTTCAATCATTTTGCTGACCTTAAAAAGGTCTTCTTGACTCAAGCTTTCAAGCAACTGCATAGTGTTTTCATTAAGCATTGTTAAACCTCTTAGACCTCTGGACTGACAAGAATATATCAGCTCTATTGTTCATACTGCTGGCTAAAAAGCTGAGCCTGTCAGCTCTTTGCTTTGCGTATTTTTTTATTTTAGAAAGAGTCTTCGCGTGCTCGTTGTTTTTTACTGCTTGGTGAAGCCGTTCTTGATAAGAATAGCCTTTATAACCACCTACCTCAGACGCAATTACATCTTTCACGCTTTCGTCAGCCCAGTTTACCCTAGCCATCTCTCTATTGTAAGCTCTCTGAATATGAAAAGAAAGTTCGTTAAGGATAAGTGCGGCCATGCCACAGTCTTCTGGACTCAATTTTTCAATTTGTGCCCTGTTCATGTGCAAATAAGTAGTCGCTTCGTGGTTACTATAATTGGGCATAAAGTTTGGTAGCCCAACAGATAGCTCATATTCGTCTAGGAGCTTGTCCCACTTCTCCATTTGCTCTTTAGCGGTCTTCAATTCTCTTTTTCCACTCATCTTCAGACTCATTAAAAGGTAATTCAACTATGGTGATATCATTAACCTGACACCACTCTATCTTTTCCATGTCTCTCTTCCTTGCTTGTGCAAATCCGAGCATTGTTTTATGGTAGAACTTGACAAACTTATAGTGTTGTTCACCATGCACCTCTACACACAGGTCATGTAGCGGAATATAGAAGTCTAGGTATAAGACTTGACCTCTACGTACCTTTACAGGCACTTCTTCAAGTATCTGGCATGTAGGAAACTTATCTTTAAGAAGTCTTCTAGCTTTTAGGTGATACTTGGAACGGGCTCTTTCGTCGTTGTTCTTTGGTATGTGTCCCGATATTTTCCAACTACTAATAACATTTTCTAAATCAGTTACTTTTCTCATATTCCTAACATATTGTGAATTGATGACTTCAACAGTTCCTTCATTTCTGGGTTTTCTTTCAGTGCATTGCGACTGTTTTCTGCCCCCTGAAACTTAGGCTTATCTTCGCCTTCCACAAAATCAAATCTAAACCAAGCTCCAGCCTTATTAATCAAACCCAAGTCAGAACCTAGTATCACAAGCTCTGTTGCTTCATCTATGCCCTCTCCATATCTAAGATAACTAGTAATGTTACCTCCCGGAGGGCCTAAAGCAGAAGTAACAATTTGCCAGTCAACCTTCTGCCCAACCTGAGTGTCTTGAACTTCCCAAGGAGAAAATCTCTTTGCTCTTAACTTTACATCAACCTGATATGCGACAGCTTGACCAGACTTTTCTTTAAACTCAGCCCCATAGCCAGTAGGATTCCCCATCAGATGCGTGATGCCCATTACAATATTTCTGTTCACAGGAACAACATTGGCCACCTTTCTGCAGAATTTAGCCAGAAGCTTTGCTCCGTCTGCTCTCTGCATTTTGTCCATTGATGATGTTATCTCTGCCTCTGTGCAGAGGGCTGAGTAAGAGTCTAGTATTACTACAGAACCCGGAACCTCATTAATAGTTTTCTCTGCTATAGATAAATAATTTTCTGCTGTAAGAATTCTGCCCGGTTCGGAGCCTATTACATGAAATCTTTCTAAGTCT